AGCTGTTTATATGTTGGTATTTTTTCAAAAAGCTGTGTTACACCTGTTAAGGCAACGCCTGAAATATTTACCCTATAAAGCGGCATCTGATTGAATACTGCACCTTCAAGAATGTTACCTGTTGTATAAGTCGGTTCTTTTGGTGAAGCTGCTGGTGTTCCCTTGATAACTTCCAAATAAACCTGTTCTGTGCCGTTTGTTTCATTTTTCTTGTAAGTCATACAAATCAGGTCGATTCTATTGGTGCCGGCTGCACCTGTAGTGATTGTTACATCCTCGTGACTGCCTGTATCAATTCTGAAGTGTCTGCCAAACATAAGGCCGTCACCGCTATAAACTCTGACAGTGTTGTTATCTATAATGGATGCGCCTAACTGTGAGCCGATTTCCATTACATATTGACCATCGCCAAAAAAGGCTGCATTGAAAGAACCCTGGTCTGCTGATTTGATATGTTCATAACCTGCATAGCCTGTGATTAAATGTGCCATTGTGTTTCTCCCTTTCTTTTGTTTTTATTGAAGCATCAAATTGTCAAGTGTAGCTACACCCAGCACTGCGCTAATCACAGGAGTTGAGTTATCATCCTTTTTAGCTGGCTCTTTATCCGGTGTTAATATAATGCTGTTTTCACCACATTCATAAGAAATAGTCAGTGTATTTTTACTACTGATTTTCACCATTTTCTTTGCGATATCAGTTGCTACTGTAATACCGGTTATGTATTCAGAAGCACCTACAATATCGCCTATATCATAGCTTTCATCATCATCTGTAAAATTGAAGTCAAGCTCGTTGGAAGCCCATGCAGCTTTTATCTTGTCTATGCCGCCCTGTTTCAGTTCATCACTGTCCGTCACATTTACATTCTCATAAATGTCTGTAACTTCATCAAGGCCGGTAAATACTTGATTTTCTACGATATTGCCGCTTTCATCAGCATACACATGGATTACTTCACGCTCTGACAAATCGCCTTTTCCGAGACAAATAACATGATTTGTCGGATTGTATTTTTTCTTAACTTTGAAATCAATCTGACTGGTATCAAACTGTTCATCTTGTGAATAGTCAACAATAGGCTTTGCAGAAAGAACCACAAAGCCTTCATCGTCTATCATATTGAATGACATTTTCAATTTTGCGCCAGATTCTTTCAGCATCTTCCTTATACCGTCATATCCGGCAATATATCGGTGCATTTGATAATTGGTGATAGTTATGCCGGAGTTCTCTGTGGAAGCCATAAACAGGGAAGAAAGCCCCATTCTGTTGATAAGTGTAGCAAGTACACTGTTTGCTTCTCCGGACAAAACAAGGTAGTTTTCACCGACATCCGGTTCAAGAACTTTTGAGTTCAAAATACCATGCCATGTACGGCCATAATATGTGACATCACCCTTATCTGTATCAACACCTATATCATCAATGATACCGCCATATTCAGTGCCTTCAATATACAAAAAATAGTCTTGAAAGCAACAATGGTTACTGCTCATAATTGAACATTCAAAGTTGTTTTCATCACAACCAAAAGCAAGATCGAAGGTATAATCTTTCATTACACCGATGTCTTCCTTTTTAGTGTTCATGTATATCAAATCTAAGCCCATTTTGGTTCGCTCCTTTCTTCAAGGAGAACAACGTCAAATTTGAAATTGGCGCTTGATGCAATAGTCAGCACGCCAGCAGGTATTTTTTCAAAGATATATGAATCTCTGTTGCGCAGGTTAAAACAGTTTTCTGTACTACCATCAGAATGTGTCAAAATGATAGTTTGGTCGATGCTGTTTATTGTCAAATACTCATTTTCTGCAACAGAAACATTTACAGCATAATTATGTCCGGCGATGGTTACAACAGGATTGCTGCAGGCACCATAAATCATCATTTTAAAGTTTGATGAAACAAAGTTGGAGTTTATCAAAGATGCGTTAATCAGATTTGATGCATAATCTGATGGAAAATCCCTGTTGTAGTCCATGTTTGTGCCGGTAGCTTGAGAAGCATTGTAATTAAACCTTGTGGTGGTTTCCTTTACCCAATAGGGCATATCCGTTTTTACAGTGAGGTTGTTTTTCATATAACTTTTTGCTTTCAGGTATTCGGATTTGCCCGAAGCTGTAACAAAACATTTCATATGATAATCACCGATTATGATTTCTCCGTGTTTTTCAGCAAGTACATCTTTTTCAAAAACTTCAAAAAGCCTATCTCGAAGCCGGTATCCTTCCGCCTCAGTTTTTGCCTTTATTAGAACAGGAAGTTTCTTTGAAACAATTACTCTTTTAAAGCCTGATATTCTGTTGTTTTTAGAGGTGAGTTCCCATGCAAAATCCCTTAAATCATTTTCATTCACAAAAAGGTCTTTTGTGCCGAATTCAAGCACTTCATTCATGTGATTTTTATATTGCAGTTTTTCAAGCACGGATTAAGTCACCCCCTTAACAAGTCTTGCAAATTCACGCTTATTTACATCAAAGGACATACCGTCCAGTGCTTCACGGAGATTGCCGCCCATATTTTCGTCCATAGTGATAATCGCTTCAAGGATTTTATACAGTACAGCGATCATAGCTTCGTTGTTTATACCAACGGCGGCCTGAATCATACTCATCAGAGTATTTGCACCGGATACTACTTCTGTACCGGCTTCACCGCCACCCCTTGCTTTACCTGTTACAGGGTCAAAACCGAATATTGTCGGTTCTTTCAAAAGCATTGGAGTATTCATAGCCTTTGCATACCAGTCCACACTAAAATGCGGAATGGATGGTGGATTAAGGCTAAAACCACCGCTTATGCTGAAATGCGGCAGTGCGATATGTGGAAGTCGCCATTCAAAATTAAATTTATCTTTGATAAATTCAATCGCTTCATTTACGATATTTTTTACAAGTTCCATTGGCTTTGCAACAGCCAGTCGAATACTGTTGAAAATGCCGATAACTATGTTCAAAACGCCTGTAAGTGCCTGGCTCCAGTTTAAAGTGAATACACCGGTTAAAAAGTCAATAATGCCTGTGAAGATTGGCTTAAGTGTGTATTCCCATAGTCGTTTGATTTCATTAAATGCCGTGTCGATAAATCCACGGATAAGTGTATTGAAAACAAAATCAAATAACGGAGCAAGCACTGTGGAAATGAAATTGCCGATTGCTTCAAAGCAAGGTTTTAAATGTTCTTCCCACATCATTTGGATATCCTGGAAGCACGCTGATACAAAGCTGGCGATTTCCGGCATGTATTGCTCATATATTGATTTCAATGAATCAATCATTGTGAGCATAATATTGAACAACGGCTGTCCGATAGTTTGCCAAACAACTTGTGCTGCATCCCAAAGCCATAAAAAAGTCTGCTGGATAGCTGGGAAATAAACCGATGCACTATCATACAGGGATTTAAACCAGCCAATGACAATAGGTATTTTTCCGGTGAGTTCTACAACGACAGTAGTTACACCTTTCACCGCCATAACAGCTGGTACAAGGAAATTATCGCCTAATACAGCCATAAAATCTGTCCAAGCCTGTTTCAAGTTGCCTGTCTGGTTTGACCAAGTATCAGATTCTCTTGCAGCCTGTCCAAGTGCGCCGGAAAGGGCATTGGCTTCTTCTACCATCCGGAGAAGTGTTAACTGTTTTTGGCTTTCGGAAAGGTCCTTGAACGATTTACCATACAGCTTATTTGCTGCAGCATTTCTTGTCGTTTCTGTTGCAGATAAACCAAGAGCCGCATCGTTTTCATAATTACCTTTAAGGAATGACTGTAAGCTGTCAGTTGTATCTTCCAGTGATCTGTCATAAAAGGCGGCACTGTCCGCCACGGCTTTCATTGCCCTTTCAGAAAGAGCCAACGCTTCTGCCTGGTCCATACCGGCAGTTTTAGCAAAGGCGGCAATCTGTGTGAAACTGCCCTTTAAGCGGTTTTCTACAATGCCGGACTCTTTGGCTATGGATGTAAGACTTTTTTTCGCATCAGCTTCAAGGTCACCGAATACAGATGAAAACTGTGCGCTGGCGGCACTTGCATCGGCAGCGGCTTGTATGATTGCCTTACCAAAATTGATAATTGCTTTCACCGAGAATGCCGCTATTACAGCTGTACCGATTTTTTTAAGCGAAGCTATAATGCTACCACCATCAGTATTGACAATCCCTCTTAACTTTTGCCACCAGGAAGCGGACTGCTTGTTGGAATCGTCTGTTTTTTTATTACTTTTACTGATTTCTTCGGATGTCTCTTTTGCCTTTTCCTGCGTTTCATCCAGTCCGGCAAGAGCATCCTCGTTTTGAATTAGAACTTTACCAAC